GTTATAGTATTACACGTCGTTCAAACGATTATGGGATTATAGCTCAGTTGGTTAGAGCGCCACGTTGACATCGTGGAGGTCGATGGTTCGAGCCCATTTAATCCCACCAACCCACAACTCCTTGAACCGTAACGGTTTGAGGGGTTTTTCTTTACCCTGTTTTCGTCAACAAATAATCACCTTCCATCAAAAACCGCGTAATTATCACAAAATTTATCACAAATCCGTCATTTAGAGGCCTCGTAACCCTTACCCCGTATACCTTTGAACCGCCTCGGCATTATCACAAAATCGATCACAAAGTCACTGTTGTCAGCTTCTCCACCTCAGCCAGCCGTTTCATAATCCCCTCATGTCTTGCCCTGGCATACACCGTTTCCACCATCCTTGTATCAGCGTGCCCCATTACGTCTGCCACCTGTGCCGACGTCATCCCGCTTTCTTTAAGTTGAGTCCCGAACGTTGCTCGGAAATCGTAATCGGTATACCCCTCAAGTCCTAGATGCTTAAATGCGCTGTCGCTGACTCGCGCCGCCTTAGAGTAGCACCATGGCTTCTCCCCTCCGCATATAAACCCGCTGGATTGTCTCTCTGGGAGTAGAATATCCACCAGCGATTTCGGAAACAGCACCGTCCGCCCGGAGCGTTTGCTTTTGGGCTTTCCTACGTGCGGCTTGTTGTTGCCGGGATACGTCACCGCCTTTATAACCGTCCCATACTGCCTTTCAAGGTCCGTTTCCTCCCATGACATCCCTCGTACCTCTTCCGGCCGCATTCCGGTACTAGTGAGTAGCGCCATATACACTCGCTCGTCCCGATCTTCCAACGTTGGAATCTTCTTTCGGATCTCCGCCGCCAGCTTATCCGGCAAAGCCTCATGGTGCCCCGCTTCTTCCGCCCGTATCGTCAACAACGTCTGCTTAAACGGCGTATCTTTCACAATCCGCATTTCCAAGGCCACCTTGAATATCCGGCTCATCAATCCGCCAACCCGCTCAATCGTTTTGGCGTTCAGGTTTTTCTTTCTCCCGCGCTCAGCCGCCGTTGCCATCCAGTCGTAGAATTGCTGAATGGTCGCCACGCTCACCTGATCCATCGGCAGGTCGCCCATAAAGGGCACAATATTTAGCTCGATGTACTGGCGGTAGTTTTCCCGTGTTGTCGGGGCTAAATGGGTTATAAAGGTCGGCGCATAGGTTTCTTGGATAAACGTCCGAACCGTCACGGAAGGTTTTTGGCTTTCCTCGAAGGCAGAAGCCCCGGGTAGCATTCCGGCGCCCACTAAAACCTTTGCAATATTCGCTTGCAGTTCGGATTTCGTATTCCCCGTAGCCCAGCGGTATTCCGCCGTTCCGTCCGCCAAAGTGCCGATTTGCACCCGCTCTTTGAATTGTTTAGACATATCTTCGCACACTCCTCGCTCTGCGTTTGATATGCCCGTATAGTCCATTATGCCATTGTCAAGGTTCGGCATCATCACAATAACGGCAACTCCAGCTTTTGTCAAGATACCGGCAAGGTCTCTTATGTCCATTCTTATCGCCCCTTTCACGATGCGAAAAAAGAAAAGGACGTGCTTGCGGCGCGTCCAGTTCTTTTACCTTGCTAGGATAGCATAAAAACCCGTCACCTGCGTCCGGCATTTTCTAATCTAGAATAGCCGTTCTATTCTAGGTTAGTCGCCTGCGTGTTACTCACTTGGCTGCTATCCACCATAAACGTTACGCTGCTCTTGCCGACGATGTTCTCAAGGGAGGAGTCCAGGCTGATGGAAACAACTCCGCCTTCTTCCGTGGCGCTTTGAACAACCAGCGTGCCGTCGCCCTTGTAATTGGCCGAGCTGATCCCAAGTAAAAGTCCAAGCAGGGTATCAATCGCGGTAATCGACCCCACCACCTGCTCGGCATAGGGGAATCCCCAGATCGAAGCCAAAGTGAAGTAAAGCGTGCCGATTCCCGGCAACAGGTACTGAGCGATCCATTTCAGCGTGTCATACGCTTTATTGCTTAACGTCATTTTTTTGATTTCCTCCTTAACGGTTATTTGTCCCTGAGCGGCAATTTCTCGTCCATCTCCATTTTGAGTCGTTTTGCAGACCCATTGCCTCCCATTTTTTCATAAGGCTTGTAGAGGTATTCGTAGAAATTCTCGTATTCGTCCTTGGTTATCCAGCGGTTGCCGTCCTCGTCTTTTCTGTTCAAATAGTACATTCCAAGATACATGATCCTGTCATGCGCTAGCCCAAGTAGCAGTTGAGACGCGAGGCCTCGCCGGTCGCAGGATCGCTGCATCATCGCCCAAAATCCGGAAGATGCCAGCACGCTCCCTAAAACGGTCAAAATCGTTTGTAAGGTCTGGTCCAACGGTCATCACTTCCAATCCATGCTCAGCCGTTGCTGTCGTCTTTGTCTGGCTGGGCATTACTGTTTGTTTTCGCTCTGGCGATTGCCAATTTCGTCTGCGCCGCATCCAAACCGGTTTTTCCGGGGCTCAATACCGGCATCAGCACCGTGTTCCAGGCCGCGGATACGCCGGCCGAACCGGCGCTCAATGCAAACCCGAGCCAGAAAGTACCGCTCAAATCCTTAGCAAAATTTACACCGGTCAACGCGGTTACAGCGTAGGTAATAGCAATCTGAAAAAAGGTTTTCAGCGCTCTTACGGCAACATCCGCCCAGTCGATCGTCAACAATTCCATGTAATACTTGTGACCGGCGGCTTTCAGTTTTTGCAAGGCGTTTTTCATATTACACCTCTTCAAACTGTAAGAACTTCGTCATCATATATCCCACACGTGAACGGGATCGCACCTTGCACCACGTTTCGCCACGTTCCAATACCTCTACTTCGGTTCCGACTTCCCGCGTCCAGTACAAATCGCAGCTCGTCGAAGGTTTGGCCCGGATCTTCACCGGCTTTCCGTTATCGGCATACACGGTAGCGGGTATCACGTCGTACGTACCTTCTTCGGGCGCGTCTTCGGTTTCATTACCATCCTCGTCATACGCCGGCTCGCTCGTTTCAATGCCTGCGCCAAGGGTAACCCCCGGGGTTACCTCTTCGCCGTAATCGATATCCTTAAACCAGACAACGTGGGTCCATCCATTTTGAAGCGTGGTCCCGGCGACTCGCTGCATACTGTCTGAGGAATGGATGGCGTTGCATGTGCGCTTGAAAATAGCGCCTTTAGCGTAGTCTTTGATCGCCAAATCATCCCCGATGTATAATCCGACATGGCTAAAATCGCCAAGCCCATCCCCCTGATACTTGGCGGGCAGACCGCTTTCGTCATCTTCGTGGATCATCAGCCCTGCGCCGGGTACCAGCTTTCCTTCCGCTTCCGCGTTTTCGATCGTGCCCATCCATACGATTGCGTTTCGGGCCATGTCGTTGGAGCCTGAGTATTCCATCGTACCGCCAGCTCTTTGCACCGCTTCCTCCACAAAGTCCTGGCAGTCCATATCAGCGTAAGAATGCCCTTCTTTCCAAATGCTAATGGCATTTTGGGCAACCTCAAAATTCGTAGGCTTAGCCATGCTACCCCTCCTCTATCGTCATTTTCTGATTTTGTATCGTGATCTTTTTATGGTAAAGACTCTCGTAAAGAGCGATCATGCCTGTTCGTTGCTGCCGGGTCATCAGCTTGTAGAAGCTTCCCATCCAACTTCGAAACATGTCTTCGGCGCAAGCATACTCCCGTTCGCCATTGGCTACTTTAACGGCGAGCTTTTTCAGCTTCGTCCGCATGGCTGTGATCCTGCTGGATGCCGCCAGCTTGCGTATCTTACCGTTCGGGCCAAGCGTATACTTAACTTGCAGAAACTTGAATGCTCCGCCAATCTTTACAATCTTCGTTTTCTTGTCGTTGATGTGGATTCCATATTCCGCGGCGATCTTTTGGATCTCTGCCAGCATGTCCGTAAGTGCCTCTTTGCTGGGGTTCATGATATACCAGTCGTCCGAATACCGCCCGTAATATTTTTGACCTCTCACGTATTTTACGTAGTTGTCGATTCGGTAAGGATAGTAAATCCCGATTACCTGCGATAACTGATCGCCAATGCTTACGGATTTGTCCATCCACCGCTCGCCGGTTAAAAGCTCTCTGGGCGTTTTTCGGTGCTCCAGCTTGTTGAATAACAAAGCGTTTCGGTTCTCATACGCCTCGTCGGACCAATGTGATACGTCAACCTTGAATTCGTCAAAGATCAGGTTGAGCAACCACGTAATGAACGCATCGTCGTCAACCAGCCGGCTAAGCTCCCGCTTCGCCGTTTCATGCAGGATGTTGTCGTAGAATTTGGAGAAATCCCCAAACAGAATCCATCCGTCGTTTCCATATTCCTGATAATATTTGTGAAGGTGTATATCAAAGCGTTTTCGTTGCTGCGCTATTCCTCTGCCCTTGATCGACGCGCAGTTATCATAGATGATGCGCTTTCTCGCCTCGGGCAGTAAAACGTCGTCGCATAAAGCGTGCCGCACAATTCGGTCTTTGATCTTAATGCTGGTAATAGGTCTTACACGGCCTCTTTCGTGAAGCGTGAACTCCGCTTTCTTACCATTTTGAAGGGTTTGATTGCGGAGGTCATCTTGTAGCTCAAAGATATACCGCAAATAATTCAGTGCGAATTTCTGCGTCGTTTCTTTCCACTTGCTTCCTTTGATCGAGGCAGTGTAAGCCTTGTATAGAGTGTTGGCGTCGCACAGGATCTCTTCATACGTCATTTTATTCACCGTAATAACAATACTTACCGTAGTAAATTGTTTCTGGCTTTATCTTTCTTCCTTTCGGAACGGAGGCTTTCTCCTTCTTCGTTGGTTAAGCGAAGAATCCGGACGAACCCCATTAGAGTTCGAAGCGTTGTTGTAGTTCGCATTGCCATTGTTGTTCACATTGGCGAAGTTAGCAGCCGACACAACACGCGTAACAGAAGACCCCCTACAGGTATGCTTTAATCTTGTTGTCTTTCTGGCGCCACTTCTTAATCAGACCGATCTCTCGGTCTATGGCCTCTATGTACCGTCGGTAGGCGTTTATGTCTACCTTGAAAACCTCCACAAGCCTTTGCAGTTCTTTAACGATCCGTTCGCAATCAACCAGCGCGCTGTTCTGGTAATATCTTCGCTGTTCGTATTCTGCCATCGTAGTCGGAAATATGGAGTTGGCGGCCCTCACGTTACCGGTAAGGCTTGACGCGTGGCTGTCGATTCGTTGTTTGAATTCGCCCATCAGAAACCGATATTTTGCGAAAGCTTCCCTGTCGTTTTTTCGGCAGGCAAACCGGGCGACTACGTAATCGTTCATGTCACGTATGCCAAAGTCGCGCTGCATAAACTCAATCAGCATGTTATGCAGTTCTATCGAAAACGTGAGAGCCTCAAATTTGGATTCTTTTCGGTTCGCCTTAAGTACGCTCATTCATAAACTTCCCCGGTGATTTGCTGATACTCCGCCTCCGTAATCCATCCCTTTACAACGGCAGCCCTCACGCGAGTCAAATCCCAAGCGCGCATCTCATAGTAATATGCTACAAGTTGATATTTCGGGCTCATATCTCGTTTCCTCCTTACAACTCAACGTCTGCCATCATGGCGATAAAGTCTACATCCGCGCGAAGCTTGATCTGAGAAAGCTCCTGTTCGGTTATGTCCCGCAGCACAAACCAGTATTCGGAGCCCATCCGCGTCACTTGCACAAGCTCCATGTGCTCGTGGATCTCCGGCACGTCGTTCTTTCGGATCGTCACCGGCGATAATTTCCCAGTAAAAACCGTCGCGCTGATCGGAGTGTTGGAAACAAAGTTATTCCCGTTCAAACGAAGGTTGGAGATTGTTACGCCGTCGGAAAGGATAATCTGATAAACATCATCCATTTTGATTTTCTCCTTCTTTCCAAAAAGATTGGGGGCACAAGGCCCCCGGATCAGCTAACCAACGAGGAACACCGGACGAACCCCAAGAGAGCTCGAAGCGCCGGTGGAGCCCGCAAAGCCATTGCCGTTCACAGCGGCGAAGTGAGCAGCCGACACAACGTCCCTAAGCCAGAAGGTAGCCCGATTGTGGATGAACTTAGGCACCGCTTGAAAGAGAGCCAACTGCGATTTTGCAACGGTATAATTTGTGGGGATGGTGGTTCCGTTTGGCGCCGGTATATAAATACCGTTTCCGTAGCACATCCGCTCGCTCATCAGTTCCACGGTGGAGTCAAGCCAAGCGCCAGCGGAAGGATATCCGTTTGTGACGGCATTTGTCAGGTACTCGCGGTGGGTCAGCACCGCATCGCCAAAAGCCGCGGCTATCGTCGTTTTCGCTTGCGCCAGCCCCTCGGTATACATCTTGGATCCCACGTACCCGCCCGTGGTGATATTTGTGTCGTTCATCACGCCGGAGTACATACTTGTGTCTGGTACAAGTACCAGATGTTGGCGCGTGAAATCTGTATCCCCGCAACGCAGAAAATAGTTAAAATCTGCCACGCGATAAGTAACGCCATTGATGATCCAGTAATCTCCAAGAAAAATATCATCAAAAACGCCGGCGTTTACCGTGGCCTTTTGGGCTACCGTAAAACTCGATCCGAGGTTTTTTCCACGGTAGATCATCCGGTGGCTTTCCGGCGAAATCTGGCTCAACATGGCGAGGATCGCGTCTTTGGTCAGGATTTTCTTTGTGCCATTGGCTCCGTCAATTAAAAGGATGCTGGTGCTGTCCAGTGCGGTAACTTGCGTAAACTCTGTCAGTTTCATAGCGTTCCCCTTTCTCCGTCACAGTTGGGCGTACAGTACGCGGCCTTCGATAGTGTTTCCCAAGGAATCCGTAATTCCGGTTCCCGTGGAATCCGCCAGGTCCCGCCATATTGTATTGGTTTTGGCAAAGGTGTCGATGATACTTAGCAAGTTGTCGATACTGTCTTTATAAACGTTCGTGAAGTCGTTCGTGCTTAAGCTTTTTCCGGCTACTTTGTCTTCCTTTCCGGCATCCAGCGTCGAAATATCCGTCGCGTTTTGGTCGATCTGGTCTTTGTATTCCGTCGTGAAGTCGTTCGTGCTTAAACTTTTTCCGGTAATCTTGCTGACCTTTGTGTCGTTCAAGGTCGTTACGGAATCCTCCAGCGTCCCGATCTTCGTCACGTATTCGTTCGTGAAGTCATTCGTGCTTAAGCTTTTTCCGGTAATCTTATCTACCTTGGTCGCAAACAAGGCTTGCAATTTGAACCTGAAAAACCGAACCAACCCTTGAACGTCCAGATATTTCTTTTCGTTCGTAGCGGGGATGACCGTTTCGGTGTCGCAAACCGTGTCGATTTCCGCGCTGGTAATTTCCGCGATGCTCAGGCTGATCGTTCCTTGAAACTCCCAGCTGACGCCCGTCCATCGATAAATGCTGTAAGGCGCCTGAGCGCCAACATTATATTGATCTCCGATAACGGGATTCGGCACGCCGGTCTCAAGATCGCTAAGCGTAGCGTAGGCGGCTCCTTTAATCGTAAAGGGGGATCCCTGCTGCCCCTGTTTTTGCTTAAAGTGCAGGTTAATGTGCCCATCCACGATCGTTGGTATCACCTCGGATGCCTCGTTTGGGCCAACGCTTTCTTCGCTGACGGTCATCTCCTCCACCAAAACCGAAGCAACGTCCGCTCTTGTCGCGGCTCGGTTCGCATTTGCTGCCGCTACGCCTGTGTTGTATATAGCATTGTTGCAATCAGAGACCGCTTGCGTTGCCTTTTGATCCGCCAGCGTTGCCTTTTGATCCGCCAGCGTCGCTTTGGCATTTGCATTGGCAGCCGCCGTGTTCGCAGCGTCTCTGGCAGTATTTGCGTTCGTGGCGGCCGTGTTGGCTAGCGTGGCCTTCGTATCCGCATTGGCGGCCGCTGTGTTTGCCAAGATCGCCTTCGCATCCGCGTTCGTGGCCGCTGTGTTAGCTAGCGTGGCTTTCGCATCCGCATTAGCAGCCGCCGTGTTTGCAGCATCTCTGGCGGTATTGGCGTTCGTGGCAGCCGTGTTCGCGGTGTCTCTGGCGGTATTGGCGTTCGTGGTAGCCGTATTGGCAAGCGTGGCCGCCGCGTTTGCAGCGTCTCTGGCGGTATTGGCGTTCGCAGCCGCTGTGTTTGCCAATGCCGCCTTCGCATCCGCGTTGGTGGCCGCCGTGTTGGCAAGTGTCGCCTTTGTATCAGCCAAGGCCGCCTTAGTATCCGCATTTGCGGCGGCCGTATTGGCCAGTGTCGCCTTCGTATCCGCGTTGGTGGCCGCCGTGTTGGCAAGTGTCGCCTTTGTATCAGCCAAGGCCGCCTTAGTATCCGCATTTGCGGCGGCCGTATTGGCCAGTGTCGCCTTCGTATCGGCCAAGGTCGCCTTCGTATTGGCATTTGT